CAACTCATGAATGGCGCGAGGTTCAGCCATGATGTTTCTTACTGCGCCTCAGTTAGCGAACTACCGCGAACAAACACATAAGCCAATCGTAGGCCAATCTAAAACACAGTGCTGCCCATGCTGCAAGAAGCAGCGCTCTATCGCGCAATTCTGGAACAAAGCCAAGCTTCCAGTGTTCAAGCTCTGCCGTGAGTGTAGGGGGTCTAAATGACCCAAGAAGCAGAGATCAACATCTTCAAGTGCTTGGACTACTTGCGAGATAACGCTGCGGCCTATGCAACTGCAAAAGCTAATCGCGTCTATCTCGAAGAATACCGCAAGACACTAAAAGCGCAACTGATGATTGAAGCAGAGCAAACAGGCTCAAAGGCTTCTGCTACTCAAGAGCGCGATGCTTATGCACATCAAATGTACAAAGACCACCTTTGCGGATTGCAGGAGGCTATCCAGATTGAGGAGGATTTGCGCTGGAAGATGGTAGCGGCTCAAGCAAAGATTGAAGCGTGGAGAACAATGGAAAGCTCACGTAGATATGAGGCGAAAACGCTATGAAACGCACATCTACAGCAGCAGAAAAGCGCCACATGCAAAAGGTCGCAGAAATGGGCTGCATTGTTTGTAGCCGCATTTACGGACACCAAGACACCCCAGCGCAGGTACATCACGCAAGAGCGCGTCATGGATGGGGAAGAACTAGCCACTTAATGACGATCCCACTATGCGTAGAGCATCACACAGGAAAAACAGGAGTGCATTCAATGGGGCGTGATGAGTTTGAACAGATGCATGGTTATAGCGAGTTTCGATTGCTTGAAATCGTGCAAGAAAAGTTAGGTGTTTGATGCTGTGCTTATCTTTGCCGTTTCCACCAACGATCAACCATTACTACGGTGTGCGAGGAAAAGCGCGATACATCAAAGCAGCGGGGCGAGAGTTTCGCAAGCTGGTAGCTGATGAAGTAGCGGTAACAGGTGCGGAAACTTTTGAAGGTGCTGTGCAAGTGTTTATCAGAGTGTTTCCACCAGACAGGAGAAAACGAGACTTAGACAATTTACTGAAAGCGCTACAAGACGCGCTAACACATGCAGGAGTTTGGCTAGATGACAGCCAGATAGAAGACTTACACATTACGAAGGGTGAGATTCGTAAGGGTGGAGAAACTAAGGTAGTAATTCAAAGCCGCGACAACGGCTAGAAACTAGGAGAGCGAAATGACAAAGCGAAGTGTAACAAAGAAACCGAAGTTAACCAAGTGGTTTGATGGAAGCAAGTTTGTACCGTTCCATGTGGGTGAGTACAACGCGAGCTTGAATAAAACAGCAGGTGTTTTGCGATGGTGGAATGGAGACTCTTGGTCGCAATGGTACACAGAACTCGATTCTGAGACGTCAAAAATATATTGCATGGCATCAAATTCATGGGGAGTTGATGACGCTATTTTCTGGCGCGGCCTTGCACAAAATCCAGAGGTGAAGCCATGACACAAAAAGAAAATCAGTAAATTAGAAAGCCGCAGCAATGTGGCTTTTTTACGGTCAAAATAAAAATTATTGCTATTTATCCGATATTGCAGTATATTTTTATTTGCGGACTTATTAACAACGAGAGGGAATAATATGGAAACAATGGACCTATTTTCTAATGATGAAAGTCATCAAGACCAAACAATTGTGATTATTAAGAAGCAATTAGAAATTCTTGGTGGCATGTCTGGCGACAAGCTTGTATCTGCAATCAACGAATTGCGCGAGATAATTCACGGCTATTCACCGTTTAATAGTGAGCCAGTTGATTTTGTAAAATGGGTTAAAAACACTCAAGTTCACGCAAATGACTATAACCCAAACAGTGTTGCACCTCCAGAAATGGAATTGTTGAGGCTGTCTATTAGCTCGGACGGTTATACGCAGCCGATTGTATCAATGCCAGATGACAATGATATGTATGAGGTTATTGATGGGTTTCATCGTCACCGCGTTGGTAAGGAGTGTGCAGATATTCAGTCGCGTGTTCATGGGCATTTGCCATTAGTTCAAATTAGAGCAAGTCAACACGATAAAAATGATCGTATGGCAGCGACAATTCGCCATAATCGCGCACGTGGCAAGCATAAAGTAGAGGCAATGTCTGATATTGTTGTGGAGCTTAAGCGCCGGTTCTGGTCTGATGACAAGATCGCTAAAGAGTTGGGCATGGAGCCTGACGAAGTTTTGCGATTAACTCAAATTACTGGCCTGTCATCCTTGTTTGAGAATGCTGAATTTTCTGAAGCATGGGAAGCAGAGTCATTTACTGATATTTCGGAAGATGACCAGGAGCTTATTCATGAAGATTAAGCGGGTATTCCATCGGTTTGAAAAGTGTGAGGAATACAAAACAAACATGTGGCGTATGGTTCCAATTGAAACAAGAGGCGATCTTCAGGAATATTCAAGAAACCTAATGATTGAGTATGATGTATTTGAGTCGGTATGCAAAAAAGTGGTTGATGAATGGCCATTTTCTTGCGAAGCAAATTTAACAGCATCATCAGTCAATCACCAAGCATGGATAGGACATGCAGCTTGCGCATATAACCACAACGCACCAGAAGATATTACGCGACTAGCATGGAGAACTTTGACAGAGGATCAACAAGATTTGGCAAATAAAGCAGCGGATAAAGCAATTGAATATTGGCGGCAAAAGCATATTGAAAAGTTAAAAGGAGAAAGTAATGCCTAAACGTGGATTGGGAATGAGCGTTCTAGAAGCAGCTAAACAGCGCATTGAATGGACGTTTGATAATTTTGATCGAATTTACATCAGTTTTAGTGCTGGTAAGGATTCAACTTTAATGCTTCACTTGGTAATGGATGAGGCAAAGAAGCGAAACAAAAAAATAGGCTGCCTGTTTATTGATTGGGAATGCCAGATGCGCTTGACAATTGATTTTGCAAAGCAAATGTATGATGAATATGCAGAATGGATTGAGCCATATTGGGTTTCACTTCCAATGAAAACATGGAATGCTACAAGTCAATTTGAGCCAGAATGGACAGCTTGGGACGCAAACAAAAAAGATTTATGGGTTCGGCAGCCAGATAAAATTAGCATTACTGATGGTTCAGTATTTCCGTTCTATTTTGAGGGAATGCCATTTGAAGAGTTTGTGCCTTGTTTTGGCGAATGGTACGCACAAGGTGAAAAGTGCGCTGCATTTATTGGGATTAGAGCAGATGAAAGTTTAAACCGATTTCGCACAATTGCACGTGATAAGCCGATGTTTGACGGAAAGCCGTGGACGACTAAAGTTATTGCTGATTGCTGGAATATTTATCCAGTCTATGATTGGAAAACAACAGACTTATGGACGTATTTCGGCAAGTTTAAAAAGCCTTATAACAAGCTTTATGACCGAATGTATCAAGCAGGAATGAAAATATCCCAAATGCGCATTTGCGAGCCGTTTGGCGATGAGGCAAGAAAAGGATTGTGGCTTTATCAAGTTGTTGAGCCTGAAATGTGGGCTAAGGTTTGCTTGCGCGTTGCTGGCGCTAATACTGGCGCATTATACGCGGATGAAAAAGGCGCGGTTTTGGGAAATCATCATGTTGCATTGCCGCCAAATCATACATACAAAAGCTTTGCAAATCACTTACTCAACACGATGCCAAGACCAACGGCAGAGCATTACAAAAACAAATTGGCCGTTTATCTTAAGTGGTGGTCAAAGCGCGGCTATGAAGATGGAATCCCTGATAAGGCCGAACTTAGATTGGAAAGTTACGGGAAAGTCCCAAGCTGGCGAAAGATATGCAAAACCATATTGAGAAACGATTATTGGTGCAAAGGGTTAGGATTTAGCCCAACAAAAACATCAGCGTATAAAAAGTATGTTGAACTAATGAAAAAGCGTAGGGCTGATTGGAAAATTTACGATGACATAAAAAATCAGGAGGCGGCATGAAGCAACTCGAAGAACTCAGGAAGTATTTCAAACGTAACAGCCGATTAACGCAGCATCAAGCAACTATCACACTAGGCATTGCTAGGCTGAGTGAGCGCATCAGGGAACTAGAAGCGCAGGGATGGGAGTTTGAGCATCGTCGTATCGATGCACCAACAAGATACACGCATGCAAAAGTTTGTCAGTATATTTTGTTGAAAAGACCGAAAATAGTTGTATAATTAAGTCATTGGCTTGGCCGCTAATATTTAAAAAGTTAAGGGGGTTTTATATGCAGTCTGGCGGGTTTCTTACTTCCCGTTCGGCCAACCGGAGCAATCCGGAGACTGCGTATAAAACCCTTTTTTTTCGTCTATCGAAAAATGAAAGGTAAAAAATGAGTTGGATTAAATTAGAAACCCACACATTCGATAAGGTAGAAGTGTATGCAATAGCTCAAGAGCTGGGTATTGATTCTGATGCGGTTATTGGGAAGTGTTGCCGAGTTTGGGCGTGGTTTGATGTAAATACAGTTGATGGCGTTACCTTGAGCGTTACTTCCGCGTTACTTGATCGTTACTGTGGCGTTACTGGATTCACGCAAGCTATGATTAATGCTGGATGGATGCGTGATGACGGTCAATTTCTAATGTTGCCAAATTACGACAGACATAACTCAAAAACAGCAAAAAGCCGTGCTTTAGGTGCAATCCGCCAATCAAACTTTAAAAGTAACGCTCAAGGTAACGCAGAAGGTAACGCAACTGCTGACGATCAAGCGTTACCTAAATCATCACATAGAGAAGAGAAGAGAAGAGAAGAGAAGAATATAGAGCCTTTGTCGAGCAAGCACGACCTTGTATCTGTTTTGCAACACCTGAACGAGAAAGCAAATCGAGACTTCCAGCCTGTTGCTGCAAATCTAAAATTGATCCAATCTCGGCTGAAAGAAGGCGCAACAGTTGAAACCTGCAAAAAGGTAATTGATTCTAAAGTTGCAGAATGGCTGAATGATAAAAAGATGGTTGAATACTTGCGCCCAGCGACATTGTTTAACGCGACAAACTTCGCGCAGTATGTCGGGCAATTGCCAAAAAATGAGCAGACAAAGCGCGAGTGGCAAGAAGGCGAGAGAAATGGCGATTTGATTTACGAGAAGTGGATTGGGTGGCGCAAATTGACTCGAATCGAGTTGATTGAAGAACAGAAAGCCAAAGAATTGGAGGGTGAAAACAATGCTGGCAACTAACGCACAAAAAATATTAGACCTCCGCAAACGTGGTTACAAGCCTGATGAAATGATATTGGTGTCACTTGTTGGCAGAATTGACGAACTGAACCACACGGTTTATGCAGTCGCAAAAAATGATTATGACTGGTCTTGGTGTCGCGGCCTTGATATTTGCGTGTATGCAAGTTCATCAGTTGATTGGCTAAAAACTATAAATGCGATTGCGCGCAATAAAACGCGGTTTTTAGCAGTTTGGGACATTGACCGTAAGGAAGGTGCTGAATTTTGGTTTATGCCTTGTGAGAAGGCTCTAAGCAAGCCGCAGATGGGTTTTAAAATGAAGTTGATTCCTAATCCGTGGTGCAGCTTGCAAAATAAGATGTTTTCGGGGGAATTATGCAATTAATTAAAGATTCTGAAATTGACCTTGATTTGTGGATGAATGAGGAGGAATCGCACGACATTAAGCCTGCATCAAGTTGGGTGCAAGATGTTATAGATCATTTTCACAAGCCTCAAGAATCACCGCGAGTGAGATTGCCGTGGTCAAATACTCATTCAACATTCCAAGTTAGGACTGGCGAGGTTTCATTGTGGGCTGGTATCAATGGGCATGGTAAGTCTATGATGTCAGGCCAGGCCGCTTTAGGTCTTTGTTATCAAGGCGAACGATGCTGTCTTGCTTCGCTTGAAATGCCGCCATATAAGACAATGGCGCGAATGAGTCGCCAGATGTTTGGAGCGTTCGAGCCTACAATTTCATATATTGAGCAATTTGGTAAGTGGACTAACGATAAGCTATGGATTTATGACCATGTTGGAAGTTGCAAGCCTAGCGTAATGTTGGCTGTTATTCGGTACTCAATTGCAACTTACGGCATCACTCAATTTTTTGTTGATAACTTGATGAAAGTCGTTGCTGGTGAGGATAGTTACAACGAACAGAAAGATTTTGTGAATGGACTGTGCACGATTGCGCATGATACTGGTTGCCACATTCACCTGATATTGCACGTGAAGAAGTTGAAAGATGAAGAAACGCAGCCTAACAAATTCGACATTAAAGGAACGGGCGCGATCACTGACCTGGTTGATAACGTGTTTATTGTTTGGCGAAACAAGAAAAAAGAAAAGGCATTGTTAGAAGGTAACGCAACACCAGATGAACCTGATGCAATTCTTTTGCTTGAAAAGCAGCGAAACGCAGAAGATACAGATACAGGAGTTTTCCGCTTTTGGTTTAATGGCGCGTCAATGCAATACCTTGAAGACCGATACGCGCACCCAATTTGTTACGATGTGGCCACAGGAATATCAAGTGAGGAGGTGGAATTTTGAAATATCCAGAGAGATTATCGTCAGATTTAAAGTATCTTTCGGCCTATTACGAATGGAACGATGACGACAAAAAAGAGATACGAGCAGCTTTTACGGATAGTCCTGAAATGGTCAGGTATTTTATTTGCCTAGCGGCTGCGCATCGTGCAGGCTACAAACAAGGAGCATTTAACGGCCACGTAAGATTAAGTGAATGGTGCAAGGAGAAAGGTTTAGGCGATCCGTATGACAAGTATTTTGATCCTCATGAGTTTGACCTAATGGCATCGCAAGAAAAAGATCTTTTAAGATAAATTGGTATTGCACAATATAAAAAACATGCTATAGTTAAGCATAATTTTGATTGATAAGCGATTGAGGGAAATAGAAAATGAAAACAGAAACGCAGTTAGAGCGTGAACTATTGCAAGCAGTAGGGCGGCTAGTGCTTGAAGGCATGAAGAAAGACGATGTTATCAAGGCGCAAAGCGATTTAATCCGCACGTTGAAGAATCCAGCCTTTCCAACCAGTGACTATGGCAGTAGATCCTAGGAGTGTCGTATGAATCACGAAAAAGAAGAAGTATTGGCATGGCTGAAAAGACGCGAAGGTTTGTATTCCAGAGTGGACACCATTGCCAAGCAGTTAGATCTACCGATTAAAACTGTCAATCAATACCTTAAAGAATTGGATTGCGTAGGAACAAGATTCAATGGTGGAGGTCGCAGAACTTACGGAATACCAGTAGAGGAAGCCAAGCCAACGCCAAGATGGGTTAAGCCATTTACGCCAATGACACCAGAACTATATGCAAAGCGGATTGATACAAAGGGAGTGGTAAGTATATGAATACTATTTTTTGGTTAGCAATTGTTTTCGGGTTTTTAAGTCTTGTGGTGATATTAAATCAAGCAACGCAATATTCAAAACTTTCAGAGCTAGAAAAAATGTTTGCGAAACCTTCATATTGGCCTTATCCAATGTTTTTGGCTTGTGCAGTTATTGCTCTTACGATTTGAGGGTGAGTATATGAGTGATTTATTAAAAAGTTTAGGGATTACGGTTTTATCAGTGCTTTGGCTTGGGCTTCTGATGGTGTGCTTCCAAAAGGTATCAAAGTTAATCACGCATTTTTTTAAAGTTAAAGGTTTCAAAGTCGAAGTGGCTTCGGTGGTTTCGGTGTTTTTTATCGTTAATCTAGTTTTTTACATCATCTATAAATGGGTGGCTATATGAACGGATTTACACCAAAGCTAATAGGACATATTGATTCAGTGCGAAAAATAAAAGTTGGTGACTTCACGTACATGAATGGCGAAGTACACAACGCAGGCTATGACAAGAAAGAATGGGCAGGCCAACACTTATACCTTGAGAGTGATGTGCAAATGCTGTGGAACCAATTGCAAGCAGCTAGAGAGACGATAGTCCAGCAAAACAAAGCAATTGAAAGCCTATTAACTGTAAAAAAACTGTTTGAGGTTGAGTAATGAGAGAAGAAGCCAAGAGAAGGGCAGAGCTATATCAAGCGCTGGCAGATGGTAAGAAATTGCAGGTTAGATTCATAAAAAAATCAAACATAGAAGAATCTGAATGGAAAAATTTGGATGATGAAGATAGTTTTGAATTGCTTAAATGCGAAACAATTCATTACGAGAAAGTTCGCGTCAAGCCAGAGCCAAAGAAAGGATGGTATCGAGTTGCTATGTTTAGAAAAGGCGACCTTCAAATTGCTACAGCAAGAGACCAATATCCAAGCGAAAAAGCGTTCAGCGAGAATAGAACATTTGTACGCTGGCTAACAGACCGCATCGAATACGAACTACCAGAGGGGGAAGCATGAACGAGGTACTCGCAAATTTATCAGGTAAATTCTTTGGGATTGCCATCCTAGTTATTTTCTTCGGATTGCTTTTTTGGAGCTTTGGAATAGTGTCTAAATACATTAAGTCAATTTTCAAGATTCAAGGTTTTAAGGTTGAACTCTTTTCAGTAGTTTTTGTATTCATTGCTTTAGGCTTAATTTTTTACTTCGCATCAAAGGTGAGCGCATGACAGATACAAGCATAGACCGTATTAAAGACGATTTGCGCTATTGGGCTAGTCTTACGCAGCATAGAATGGGAACAGGATTTCCAAAAAAGGTATCTTGGTACAATGAGCGAGTGCAATCAAGTACAAGCCAAGATGCTTACACTGCAAAAGAACTCCCTCCAAGATTGCAAGCGTTAGAGGATTGTTTAATGACCTATTCATCGCTTCATGTAAGTATTGTGGTTATTGAGTACACAGACCACAGGCCACAGAAAACAAAGGCGCAATTACTAAAGATAAGCAGGGAGAGATATAATCAAAAACTTGCGTTCATGCATGATGAACTAGCAGAAAAGATGTATGGCGCAAGCAACGAACTGTGTCACAAAATAGCGGTTGCATGAGAGTGTCACAGCTTGTACCATGTAATTACTAGTGTTGATTCGTTCGCACTAAAGAATGTTAGCCTCGTATCTTAACTGATGCGGGGCTTTTTTATTTAATACGCAGATGATTGATATGAAACATGGGCTTCGTGAGCGGAGACACCGCTTCATATAGTCGGCTGGCAACGTGCATGAAGTCAGCCTCAGTCATCATACTTATTACTCATCGTGCCAGTTAAGGATTGCGAGGTTCGCGGTCGCTGGTAATAGGCGACTATAGTTTCGTGTGGCAAGCGATTAACGCATCAATTAGCCAAGACTTTCTCCCTCTCGCTATATGCGGGTTTAGCCTCGATCCGTCGGGGCTTTTTTATTTGTAGGCAGGACACTCCGTGAGGAACCCTGAAACGTTATG